TCTAATTTATTATCGTATTTCTTTTTAAAAGTTTTATAGTATTTATGATTTTTTTTAAATCCTATTGTCCAAACTATCCCAGCAACAAATTTAAACAACTCATTTTTTTTATATAAAGATTTTATTTTACTGCAATTATAATTTAAAAGAACTAAAGCAACCTCTTGTCTTAACTCATCTTGAAGTTCAACTGGATTTGTTTTTCCTATTAAATCAACAAATCTTTTATCCAAATATATTTTTCCTATTATTTCCTGACAAGTCATATTTTATATCTTGAAATAATTTCTTCTAATTCAGACCTTGACCATTTCTTTACTGCGTGTCTTGAAAATGCTTCAAGCATTCTTACATTATCTTCGCCTATTTTATCAACAAGTCCTTGCCGATATCTTATTAAGTTTCCGTGTAAAAAGTTATTGCATCGCAAACATTGACCATTGACATTTTCCTCATTATACCTCAAAGATGAAAAATGCCCCTGACTAAAATAATGCCCAGCGTGTTGGACTTCTCCATTGCAAGAAATACAACCTAAATTTTTATCACGTTCCCTAATCCACTTATTAAAAACCATTTGTGCTTTCAAATGTAGTTTAGGAAGTGGAATTGTCTTCAAAGAATTTCTCAAGTTTTTCAATTTCTTTTACGTAAATACCATTTGATTGGTCCATATATTCTATTGCCAAATAACACAACCTCTTTTCTTGTAATGTTGGCTCTCTCAATTCAATGTATCCTATATCATAAAGTGCCTGAACATCTGCCAAAGGGAAATCATCATTAATGTAGTGTACAACCTCTTCATTCAATTCATCCATTTCATGGTCGTTGCCTTTTATCACTACAAATTTTCCTCTTTCAAGCATTTCCTTTTTTCAATAAGATATTCAAGTATTGACATTCGTTTGTAAATATCGGAAATAAATTGAATTTCAAAACTTGATAAGGTATTATTTTTTAAATCTTTAATGAATTTTTGATATTCACGATTGTGTGATATGTTAACGATTGTTTCATTTTTCAACATATTCTTGCGATACTGCACTGCTTTGCCATACATTTTAATCTTTTGTTTTTCAGTTTGATTGATGAAAGAAAGTTTTTCACAAATTGTGAATAGATACAAAGGAATCATTAATAAGTTCCTAAAATTATAAAAATCATTCTTTACGTATTCCATTACATCATTTATCATTTCTTGTTCCGTTTCATTTGGTGGTGGCAAAGTTTCCATTGGTTTTTGTGGTTGTTCTTTTATAATGTGATTTGAATAAATACGAAAAGCGTTCATAATTCTTACAAGGTATTCAATGCTGAACTGGTCATATACTTTGACATCTGCGTCAAGTTCTCCTTTTATAGCCAAGTCAAAAGCAAGATAAAGCTCATCTAAAGTTTTATGTCCGAAATTAACTCGCAAATAATTAAAGATAAATAAATCTTCTTCAGGACTTGGAAAGTGTTGCGGTCTTAATCCTATCATAAAATAGATTAATGACAATCTTTTGCTTATATCTTCGTTAGAGCATTGGGAAATCAATGTTGTTTTCTTCGCCTTTATTAGAGTGTCTATTGGCGTAGTCAACCCTTGCTTGATATCTTGATTCGCTGGTAGTTGGTTTTGCATCTTGAAAATTTTGATTTTTAATCCAGTTTATAAAATGTGAATACACTTTTTCCGTAGAAGGATAATAAGTTTTGCCATCTAAATTTTGAACTTTAAATACCTCCCAAAGTTTTGAAACTTGTTCAAAAGTTACTTTTTTCTTTTTAGTTAAAGATATTAATTCAATAGCTGAATTTACTTTTAATTCAGGAAGTCCGTTAAAATCTGAAAATTTTGGATAATTTATATTAATAGTATTATTAACTATATTTTCATTTTCATTTTCATTTTCCATATGTGGTATCATATGTTCTTCATATGTTGAACATATGTTTTTCATATCTTTCTTTTTACGATTGTTTTTACGACTTTCAGTATAGCTTTTTCGTTTTTTTGATTCTTCTCTTAATCTTTCATTATAGTAACCTGAATCATCTTTTGCGAATTTTGAGAAGATATCTTCATCATATGTTTTACATATGTGCATCATATCTTTTTCAGAAAGTGTTAATTTTTGATGTTGTAAACAAAGTAAACGGATATATTTTCCGACTTGTTCATCTGACATTAAATAAGTTCCAGTAAGGAAATCATTTGAATAAAATAAGAATGCTGGGTCTTTTGACATAATAAAAAAAAGGATGCTCAATAGTTGCAGTATTGAACACCCTTTGACATTTAAACTAACCTATAAATGTCTGCAACTCCATTTATAGATTTTTTACAAATATAAACTACCTTCTGAAATTATCCAAATTTCCGTAGATTAACAAGTGAAATCTCTTATATCTTTCCCTGAAAATAAAATCAGTTTGACAAAGATTTGCGACTTGTCTTATTGAATAAATCATTGTTGAATGGTCTCTATTCCCGAATAACCTTGCTATATCTTTTAAAGACAATCTCATATATTCATCGGAATAAAGCATATCAATCAACATTTGTCTTGTTTCTACAAGTTTTCGTTCCCTACATTTAGAAATTAAATCAGTTAATTTAATTCTAAAAAAATCAGCTCCTTGCTGGATAATGTCTTCAGGTAATAAAATCCTTGTTTTTAATGGAACTATATTCGGACTACAATACATTTTTAATATTCATTTTAACTTGTTTACCAATAGCTTTTCTTTCTTTATAATTTTTACCACGAAGGTTTTTATTTTCTTCTTGTAATTTTTGTCTTGCTCTTCTTATTGTTTCTGCTGGAGTTAAAAACTTATACTGATAAGCATCAAAGAAGTCAGTCAATTTTTTTTGTTTCATTTCGGATTTCCAAAATTGAATCATTAAACTTCTATCATTATCCCTTAAATAAGAATACTTTTTTAGAAGTTCTTTAACCTTTTCTTTTGCTTTTTGTAGTTCTTGAATTTTCATTTTTTTTAATTTTTGGTTGAATAATTGTGTTTGAAAGTTTTGAAAAGTGGCAAGTATATTTTTCGCCTTTTGCATTACAGACAATAATTGCTGGATGTCTATTTGAAACAACGACTACTCTTTCGCCTTGCTCACCATACACTTTTTTCTTGTTCATTGCGTAAATATCTTCAGTAAGATAAACCCAAATCATTTTGAAATAGTGGTTTTAAAATTTGATGTACTTGATTTGCTCGGTGGGTAAATTCTTATTACTTCTCCGAAGTTAGTAACAACATCTACTCCAGCTTTAGGAAGCAATTTAAGAAACTCTTTTCGTTCTTTTATTTGAACTTCAAGCCGTTCCGATTCTTCAAGTAAGCAATTCAGGTCATAATCATTACATTGGCTGAAGTCATATTTTACTCCAGTTTCTGCAAGTTCAATCTTCACTCCAGTAACGGTAACTTTTGCCTTGCTTCCTTCTTTAGTTACTTCATCACGTACCATTTCAATAAAATCCTTTGAAGAACGAATCTCTTTTATAAACGCCTCCATCTTTGCAATCAATTCAGCCGTTTCAATGATACGACCATTCTCACTAATTGCTTCAATAAATTGATGACTGATGTTTTTAATCTGACTTTTAGTTAAGTCGCTTGTAATAGTTGGTAACATATTATTTAGTTAAGGTTAATAATTCGGTTTCAATAGCTTTACTTACTCGGTAAGCAGATTTAATTTTATCCAGCGTAGTTTCTTTTGAACGTAGCTTATCAACTGCTTTAATGAATACATCTGTTCCTTTATTTAACCAAGGTCGGTTATCTTCTTCAGGTTGTCCGTTTCCATAAGTAGCATAATTTCCATCATCATCATCATCAATATTCAATCCTAATATAGAACTTAAAGCATAACGTCTTTGATAAGTTATGCAACTACCACGACCTTGTGGGTCATCCTTTACTGGACGCATTGAATAATCTGATTCAATCCATTCGCCTGATTCGTGCATTAAAATTGTAGTTAGTCCATATTCGCTGTTTGGGAACTGCGAAAATGTAAGTCCTGATTCAATCAATGGCTCATTAATTGCTTCCAGTATATTCGGAAGCGAAGCGTACTTTGATTTGAAAAAAGGATTTTTTGCATCCTTTTTAATCTTGTCAACTTTAACGTGGAAAGTGATAAGTGCTTTGGCTAATTCGCTAATCGTGTTAGATTTGTTCATTGTTTTGATTTTTTGGTGAGTGATAAAATTAAATAATATTCTTGAAAGTATTTAAAGTTTCTTGTGCTTTTAACAAATATTCTTTGTCTGAAACTTGTTTGCATCTATCAACTATATCTGCAATTTCTTCAAAGTAAGAATTGCTTTCATCGGAAGGAATAAAGTAAAGCATTGTATCATAAACTTTAGTTACCCCATCGGCAGTAATCCTGAAATAATAATCGTTGTAATTTGACTTGTAATAAGAAGGTACTTCGTACTCAATAACTCGGCTGAATTTAGTTTGTAGTTTCATTTGATTTGATTTTATGGTTTAATTAAAAATGTTGTCTGCGAAGCACATAGCGACTAATAAAATAACGATTGCAATATCTCGGAGCAAAGATTGTGCTTTTAACTTTGCTTCCTTCTTACCACCTAATTTGTTGATAACTGAAGTTTCAATGTAAACTGGAAGTAATTGCTTTTTGTCTTGTAGTGGTTTACGACCAGCGTTTGGTCTTGCTCCACCTCTTGTTTCTTGTTTCATTTGTTTTGATTTTGGTTTAAAAATATGCAGTTGGGAGGATACTGCACCCCTATAAAATTATATTTCTTTTTGCAATCTTATTAATTCACATTGTATGTTAACTAATTCCATAAACATTGGACTATCAACACCAACTTGTATTACTAATTTAGCAAGTTTATAAATGCTATCACTTAATTTAGAATTGATTTCTGAATTTTTTTCTTTTTGATTAATTGCTTTTTTCATTTTGTTTTGGTTTAATTGTTAATTGATGATGTAAAATTATAGAAGTCATTTGAATAAACAATGAAAAAATCAAAGTATTTTTAAAATATTTTTTGAAATTAATATAACTTACTAATTATCAATAAGTTAGAATAAAAAGATTTTTTGCAAAAAAAGGACCGAAATAGAAATTTCAGTCCGTATTTACCAATTAACCAAAACCAAGAAATTAATCTTCAGTATCGTTTTCATACAATTCATCAAACATTTCTGTGATGCAATCGTCAATTATCATAAGGGATTTTCGTAGTATTCTTTTAACTCGCTTCGCATCTTCTTTGCTCATTATTTGCGTGTCAAGTCCTTCTACGGAACTGATAGCAAAATAAGCCGATGTGATATAGTCGGCACGTGAAGTTGTTTCAAACTCAATTTCTTCTTCAATTTCAGTTTGCACTTCAGGTTGTGCAGTTTGTTCGTTAGTTTGCATTTTTTAATATTTGAAGGTCTGGTCTGTCTTCATCTACTTTACGCCCCATTTGTTTTGAATTAATCCTAATGCTATTTAAACGCCTATATTTCTTTCCTAATGATTCAAGCAATGCAATCCTTTCACTTAATGGCAAATCCTTTAAAATCGCCTCTAAATAGTTTTTCATTTTATTTTAATGTTTTAGTGTGATACTTATGACAAGTTTTGCATTGATATTGTGGTCGGCAAGTTCCTGAAGCCGTAAATTTGTGCATCTTCAAAACAAGTTCATCCGAGCCACATTCAGGACAACTTCCCCTATCTTGACCGAATACAACTCCATAATGCGTTTTCGGTGGCAAATGTAAACTCAATTCTTTAAATACTTTTTCCAAAATCTTCACATCTTGTTGGCAATACTTAATCATCTTCGCCATTGCAACCTTATCATTCTTTAAAAGAATATCTTTCCAAAGTCCATAATCAGTTTTAATTTTCTTTCCTACTCCAAGATAACTGGCAATGTAATCCAGCTTATTTGAATTAAATTTAAACTTTGAACGACTTACTTTTAAAGTGTCAATGGTTGTATAAGTTGGGAACATCGGAATGCGATGAAATAAACATCTTGTTCTTACCCAAGCCAAATCAAATTTATCACCATTATGAGCAACTAACTCATCAGCTTCATTTGCTATCTGAACAAACTTTTGAAGCATTTTCTTATCGCATTGTTTAGAATCCCAATGAAGATAATTGACTTCTTTGTCATCTTCCCATTTATAACAAATGCAAATAATTGCTCTTTCTTTTATTATTGAATCATAGCCGATATTCAATTTGAATCCAGCCGTAAAGAACAATCCAATGTTTGGACTTGTTTCAATGTCAAAGAAAAGTCGCTTTCTTTGAGTTCGTAGTTTTGTCATATAGTAGAAAAATAAAGGTCTGCTTCAGCTTTTCGCCTTCTTGTTAGTCCCTTCAATTCTTTCAATTTACCACCAACTCTCGCTTTATTCCATTTCATAAATTCATCCCTGATTGTCAGGTCGTTTGCATTTGCTCTTACCTTTTTGAATAAAGTTGAATTAAGCAATGCTCCAGTTCCTAAATTATAGGCAAATGAAACTAATGCGTCAAATTGATTTTGATTGACATTCGCTTTGAACACCATACAAATTTTCTTGAGTTCGTACATCAATTCACTTTCGGCTTGTTCCATTGTGATTGTTTCACCTAATTGAACTTTCTTTCCAGTTTGATATTTAATTGTTCCGAATCCAATAGTTGGCACTGATGCTGGACATAAATAAGCCTTCGTAAAAAAGCCTTCAAATTGTTTTATTAACTCAATGCAGTTTTGTGATGGTGTCATTTCTTTATCAAAAGTATGTTAAAAATAATTGAAATACAAAGAATAATCAGTAACCATTTTATCCATTCGCTTTTTGACTCACTTTTACCTATAAACTTTTCAGCTTTTTTATTGGCAATATTTAATTGATTTGCTGCGATTGTCAGCTTTGAACTATCCTCAATCTTTTGAACGATTGTCTTTGTTATTGTTATAATTCGTTCTTTTGATTGTCTGAATATCGTGTCTTTTTTAAGGATAGTATCAACTGATATAATCGGATTCTCAATAATAAAAGTGTCAATTTTAGTTTGGTACGAAGTGTCATAAATGAATGTTGTGTCTGATTTTTTATCAATGCAAGGATATTCCTTTTGCGAAAACTTTGCAACCATTTCAGGATAAGTATCATTTGCCTTTCTTACTTGCTTTGTCGCCTTCTTCAAAGAATAGCAGCCAACTAATAATAGCAGTAAAGATAAAAGCAATAACCTCATACATTTTACTTTTCGCTTTTTAAAATTTCTCCCTGACTATTGGTCAATAAATTTTTAAGTAAATAAGACAAAGCCGTTGCCAATGCAGTTGTTCCGATAGCTTTCCAGTCAAATGTTAAACTTCCAGCTTCAACTGATTTGTAAACAATAGTAACGACTGCCGTTAGTACCGATAAAAGCAATCCTTTTAAAAAATCCTTTTGATTGAGTGTAAGAAATTTTGAAATCATATATGTTTATTTTCAAGTGATGAAATACGTTCTTCGTGGTGTTCAACCTTTTCTTTTAAGGTTTCAATATCTTTTTTATTCATTACATCTGAAAGCATTATTGCTCTAATTTCAGCAATAAGAATTTCTATTTTAGCATAAAGGGATTTTCCCATCCAAGCCATTAAAGCAATTAAAATCGTTAAAAGAAGATTAGTAATATTGTCAAACATTGAATTCTAAATTTAAACTTTGAGAAATATAGTTCCAAATAACGTCATCTGATTCGCCCCATTGTTGCACAATTTCTGAAGGGATATTAATGCTTCCAGTAAAATATTCAATAGCACTTTGTTCCATTCCTATAAGTTTATAAGTAACAATTCCACTTCCGTTATCAAAATGGTAATTAGAAAAGTTAGCAAGTGCTAAAATTGTAGCTTCTTTTTCTCCTTCCGAAGTCCAAAGTTGTTTGGGTTTTATTTGTCTTGTATTCATAATCTTATTTTAATAAATGTAAATTCCATAGTTTCCTGAAGCGTATGTTGTTGCACTTGATGTTATTGAACTTGCCATACTTGTTTGACCAGTTATAAACTCCGTCAATTTTAAACTATTGCCAAAATCAAACGCTTTCAATGCAGTTGTATTTATAGAAGCAGCCATTACTCCGACTGCTGGAGCAGTTGTTTGTGCTGATGAAGAATACAATGCAGCGACATAATATATCCCAGCAGCAGCAGAATAAGTTGAAGAAAATGCTTTTGTTTGCCAAGTATTTGAAGTGCCTTTCCAAACGTTACCGTCATTTGTTGATGAAGCAACTAAAGTCAAAGTACCACCTGAAACCGAATACAATCCAACTCCATTGTAGTTATTAGCAGTGTAAACTCCTTGTGTTGATTGAAAGAATTTAACTCCAGTTATTGTTGTTGATTTTGGAATATAAGTTGCAGTTAATAAAATATTTCCTGAAGTTAATGCAGCGTTTGTACTTATTAAGGATATTATAGGACAAGTTAAATTATATCCTTTTATTGTACTTCCCATTGCTTGCATAGCAATTAAAGAAATATCTTGTTGAATTAAATCTATTCTGCTACTCAAAGAAGCCGTATCAGTAGCATTCAACTTCAAATTAGTTTGATATAAAGTTGAAAGTTTTGTAGTATCGGCACTTATTGTTTTTGTTGATTTGCTCAATCCATAATTAGTTGTAGTGATATAATTTGTAAGCATTGTTGCCGTATCAGTATATTTAACTTTTAAATTTGTTTGATATAAAGTTGATAGTTTAGAAGTATCGGCACTAACTGTTTGACTTGATTTGCTTAATCCATAATTTACTGAACGAATATAATTAGTAAGCATTGTTGCCGTATCACTTGGCTTGATATATCTGCTACCGATTGCAGTTGTTGGACTGACATCGTGCCATAATGAATCAATTCTACTGAATTGTAATATTGTTGAATCATTTGGAACTAATGCAATTTGAACATCACTTAACTCATCAAGCTGGAATCCGTTTCTTATAGCTATTTGTATTGTTCCTAAATTTGGATGTGCTCTTGTAATTGTTCCAATAGCAACATAGTGATAAGGTGCTAATGGCTTTGTAGTTGTATATCCTCCAGCTATTGTTTGACTTAAATATAAAGTTTGTCCATCTGTATAACTTGAAGTAGGTAAGTTTAGATTTGTAATAGTACCATTTTGAATAACTGTTCCTTGTGAATTATTTGGGATGTCTGTTTCAACAAGTCCATAAGTATATGCACTTGTTTCTTCTGCGTTTGCTTTTGCCAATGCTATTGAGGGCAAAGTGCTTGAATGAGCACCATCAATATAAACAACACTTCCTTTTGTAATTGTTGCTCCACTTTTATTGTAAACTGAAGTAATTAATCTTGTTGCTGAAGTAACTACTGAAGAAGTTGTTATTACTAAATCATTTGTTGTTCCGTCTTTAATTACTCTTATCGTTGAATCGTTTACTTTTGTAACGGATGAAACCCACTTATTTGAAGTGTCAATTTTTCTTAAGTACGGATTAAGCATACTGGAACTATCACTTATTGATAATTTTAAGTTAATACGATTGCTCAAAGAATTTGTGTCAATTTGATTAATACTCCTTAAGTACGGACTTAACATACTTGCCGTATCTGAATATTTAACACGCAAGTCAATTCGGTTGCTTAAAGAAATTGTGTCAGTTCCTCCAGCAGTTCCCCAAGTTGATGTCTTTGGATTGTAAAAATAAAATCTATTGTTTGTTGAATCAAATGCAATAGCACTTTTCTTCGTTAATGTAGTTCGTAAACTTGGCAATCCTGAAAACGTTGGAATAGTCAAAGAAGAATCAATATCAAATCTTTTAACTGGACCATATCCCCATTGTGGCATAGATTGATAAACCTGACCTTTAGAAATAAAGGACAATAAAAGAAAGAAAAATAAAAAAAATTTATTCATAAACTCTTATTTCTATTGGTGTTTTATTTAAAATTCCATCAGTATTAGTATATATAACTACATAACCTCCACTGATTGTAGCAGTTATATCAGTATATCCATTATCTATTCCAGTATTATTTTGTATAAATACTAAACTATTTGTACCAAAAGCACTTATATTACTATAATAATATCCAATACCATCATAAAGCCAAGAAATTTCATATCCTAAAGTATTTTGCAAAACAATTGCTTCAGGTACATCCTGACCAGTTTGAGTTAATAAAGCAGTGTAAACTTTATAATTACCTGAACTATTTATTATATCTTCTAACATTTGACCAACTCTTTGAGCCGTATTTGCTCCTGATTCGGTTTCGTTTTTTATTATTGCTGCTTCATCAAGCAATTGTGAATTTGTCATATTTTTTTAATTAAATGTATTATCAAATGAATTATCAAAAGTTGATTGAATACCACTTGTAGGAAAATCGCATAACCCAAATTCTCCGATAGCTGAAAGATTAATTGTAATTTCAATTCCACTTAAATAGTCCTCAAACTTTTCAGAAACTGCATTCCAGCTTATTTGGTCATCAATAGTAAATACCGAACTTCCGTTCCTTAAATTGCTTATTATATCGTTAGCAATTCCGTGCATATCTGAAACTACATCGGTTTCAAATTCACTATCTACACCACTTTTATCAAGCAACCAAAGTTTCAAAGAATATATTTGCTCCCTTCCAAGATTGAAATTTCCACTATCAATAGAAAATGAAGCAACTGGAAAGTTTGGAACACTATCCCAATTTAGCCATTCTGCTGGAGTTGCGAATCTCACATCCTTTAGGAATGGATGACTTTCCAATAGAGTCCTTATTTTGTTTACTACTTGATTGTACGTCATTAAACTTTTGTTTTACTTTGTCAAGATATTCTTTCTTATATCCTTTACTCATATTTATCTATATAAAAATGTAAACAACTCACCAGCAAAAGCCGTGTCGCCAGTTGGCAAAGTAATAGTAGAATTGTTAATTTGTATTTTCTGCATATCACTTGTTGTTGTCGTAGTAATAACTTTTGAAAGACCTGAACGTTCAGCAATCAATACTTTCCTTCCGATTAAATCGTTAACGCTAAATGTACTTTCGCCTCCAGTAGCTTCATAGTAAACTACCTTGATATCCGATTGTGCTCCGTTTGAGTTCCAATATCTTGGATATTTTCTTTGTTCATCACCTATAAATATTGGGCAACTATAAGTTTTCTTTTCAGGGAAAATAGTATCAATGTCGCTTCCGTAGTTAAAGTATTCAGAATAAAGATTATAATTTTGTTGTAAGTAACGAATCATTCTTGTATTGTAAAATTCAGCCATTGACTTATACTTTTGCTCAATCAATTCCAAATCTGAACGACTCGGAGTTTGACTTTCTTCACTTGTCTTTTGCAAAAATCCTTTAGAGAACAACTGAAAACCCATTGTCATTGGAAGCATTGACATAGTGTACCAAATCAAAGAATCGGTAACATAATCATCAAGCAATAACTTTTCATTATTGTTTAAATTGTCTGCTTCAATTCCTGATTGTAATCTTTTGTAAAGTGTACTTCCCAAAGTTGGCTGAATAAAGATATCTTGAGCAACTTTAATCATTGGAAATAATTGCTTATCATCAATAGCATTTGATGCTCCAGTACGTTCTTTGAAAAGCGAAGTCGTTATGAACAAAATATTTACACTCATTATTATTTCTTTTTAACTATTAAAGTTTTCCATTCGTGCCTACATTGTGCCGAATGCGTACCATCAGGCATTGTCCAAAATCCACCCAATCTGTCCCAAACTGAATAACCCAATCTTTCACTTATTAATTCAATTTGACTTGCTGACCAAACTTTGCTTTGTGCTAACTCCATCATCTTAACGCAGAAAGGTCTTGAAGGATGCTCCGTTGTATTTCTTTCACTTGCTGGAACAATGTCTCTCCAAGCGTAAGTATAACGAATCATCATTGTAGTTGTTGTTGGTTGTTTTTTAACCAACTCACTTAATGGCTTTGCAAGTGTTCTTTCTAAAGATTCGTCAGGACCAATCTTTGTAATTTTTTGTTTTATTATTTTGCTATCAGTTAAATCTTTCACAATTGGCTCTATAACGCCTACATCTTGCTTTAAAACCTTCGCAATCGTTTCGTTTGATATATTCTTCTGATTCTCAATTAATCCCAAAATTTTCGCCTCTAATGACGTTAAATTAGCAACATCAGCAAACTTGTCTTTATATGATTTTTCGGATAATATTTCAAAGTCATTTATGCTATCACCACTTTCAGCAAAAGCTTCAAAAAGTTGGTTGTCATAATCTACTGAAAATTTAGATATTTCATCGTGAGTCAAAGGGTCTTCATCTATTCCCAAAAAGTCATTAACGTCTTTATCGGTAAATCCAAATCCATTTTTTAACATCAAACTTGCTTGTGCCTTTGTAAGTTTCCCTTGTGTAAATTGTCTTACAATACGCATCACATTTTGATGCTGTCTTCCAGTAAGATTCTTTAATGATTCATTTGGAGTTTCATTCACATAAGGTGCTGCATCAACTTGAACTTCATTTTTAACTGCAACGCTTCCGTCAGAAGTTACCTGATTTGCTTGAAGTGGCTCTTTACCCATCAATGCACGAATTTCATCTTGAGTTAAATTCGCTGCGATAATAGCTTCAGTAAATTCAAATTTCAAAGGCTCAATAGGAACAATTTTGAATTCGCCTTGCTCACCTTTTAAATTCCTTAATTTAGTGAAGATTGTTTCAAGTTCTTGTTGTCTTGAATTTACATAAGTATTTGAGAATACTTCGTAAGCATCACGAATTTCATTACGTTGACCCAATGCTCCAGCCGTAGAAATACCAAATAATACTGGACTTGTAATTGAATGACAAGCAAATATTTCTTGTTGAATTAAATTATTAACGTTTGTAAAATCTTCTTTAGTCAATGATGAAGCACCTAAATCTTGAATATCGGCACTATTCTCTTTTGACTTATTGAACATTATCACGGTCCTTTGCCCTTCGTGATGTGCAAATTTCTTCAATAAACTTCTTTCAACTTCTCCTTTAAATTCTTCTCCGATAGGGTCGCCATTATTTAACTGGATAAGTTTGCTTCCAACAAACTGATTTTTAGCCATTCCAAGAATGTGTCTTGAAACCTGAATATCTGATTCAATGTAATTTAAACCTTGAAAGTAATAAGGCAAAGGATAAACATCACTTGAAGGATTGTATTCTTTATAATATAAGATTTGACTTCCGTAAGGATTATTAGGATTGAAAGCATCATACTCCCTTGCTTTTTCCCTTAAATCACACCAATCATTTTTTACGTGAAATTTAAGCAAATCCTTACTTACTCTTACCTTATGAAATTCAATATGATAAATTTCGCTTACTTGTTTTGCTCTATTCCAAATAACTTGAAAATAAACACCACGATATAATTCATCATCTTTAATAACTTTTCTTAAAATATCATTCCAACTTTCGCCTGAAGTATTTGCATTACCAGCTTCTTCAAAACCTTTTCCATAGATATAAGTACACTTACCTTTAATTATACCACCGTGCTTTGGACTTTCATTATAAAGATTAAGCAAGTAGTCAGGGTAATCATTATGTTGACCGAACTCTACATAGTTCTTATTTTTCTTTTCCTCAAACTTTGGTTGTTGAGCTTGGTCAAATTGCAGAACGATATGTTTGTATAAATTATTGTCCATTGTAGGTCTTAAAATTGTTTACTTGTTCGTTATAATATTCAGGTACAAAATTAGAAGCTGGATGTAAATTCATATATCCATTTTCTAAAATGTCTCCAGTTGGAATAACATCGTAATCATCTGCACCTTTAATTTCATAAGTATAAAAACCATCTTCTTCATTTGCAAAATAGTCATTCACTAATATTTCAAATTGCTGATACCTTGCACTTAAACTCAAATTCACTACCCAACATTCCACAATATTTTGTGTTAAACGACTTGTAAATTTAAAGTAAAAAATTGAATAATCACTATCCGTGTTTTCCAACGGAGTGCAAAATATTTCAGTATTTGTACTTCTATAAAGGTTTATCATAATC